CGCTAAGTTTTGGGACCCGCGGTGGGTGAAGATCAGCCACAAGCTTTTTACTTCATGCTACTACGCTAGACCCCTGGAACTCGGGGGCACCACCGGCCACTGGGTCGGCGACCCGCGCAACTGGAGTGACGACTTTCATATGGGAAACAAGTCCGGGCACGCCTGGACCTCCTTGATTGCGAAAGGGAACAAGGTCGTTGAGACGCTGTTTATCTTTGACGCCATGGGACTGAACGTCCTCGGTAACGAGGAGACTTACCTCAAAGGACAAGGGGCCATCAACCTGATCAACAACGGCGACGACGAATTGATCTATACCAAGAGCCAACAGCTCATGGCCAAGTTCAAGGAGTTGCGAACCGTCCGGGAACTAGGACACTACAAGGTTGATAAGGAAGATGGAGTTGGTTTCTCCGGCATGTTGATGAGGTTAGATGAGCATCTACCCCTCGTTTACCATCCGACGAGAAGACTGCACACGTCTTTTGAGAAGATCTACTGCCCGGAGCGTGCGATCGGGGGTTTCATGAGACCCTACTGGCACATCGGCGTTACCGAGCGTATAAACGGCAGGACTCTCCATCCAATGGGTGGTATCGCTTGGGACATCCATGATAGGTTGTACCATAAGATGATGGCGCCGCACTTCGGAACCATCGTCAACATGCTGATTGACGCTGAACAGAACGCACCGGTTCACTTCGATGATCTAACTCCTCAGGAGAGGGAGGTTCTCGAGGATAATGACAAGGTGCATTACAAGTTTAGGGACGGCGTCATCTCACAGAGGGTATTGGACACGGTCGTGACCAAGATCCAGCCGGAGGCTTTTCTCCTATTGGCAACTACTTATTTTACTGGACACGTGCAATGAATACAAAAGAACTGGTGAAGCATCTCGCCTCACTTAAGGATTGGGCAGGCGTCAAAGCTGCCGGTCGTGCGAGAGCTGCCGCCCTCGAGGCGATTGCGAGGGGACCTTTTGAAGGTCCAATCGTGACCGTCCCTTTCGGCGACGCTCGCGGCATTGCCTCCGCAGACGGGCGGCTCTACAAGCCCAGCGTATCCAAACAAGGCATCAACCGTTTTGGCAACATCAAAAACCCTACGGCCGATGATGTCGCGGAGTACTCGTTGAACGAGCAGGTTGTTCGCATCTCAAACCGAGTCGGCTGGAGGCCTGACGTTCTATCAACCGTCATCCCAAAGGGTGCTGCGCCCACCAATAAGATGATTGGCGACATGCGTATGGCGTGCGGTTTGACAATCATTCTCGGAGCTGGCAGCGTCGGTAAGACGCCTTTAGCACACGCGTTGGCTGGTTTCGGCGACACGGAATACGAGATCGTTCGTTACGGTGAGCCGCTTGCTGGTTATGAACATGACATGGAGATAGCTGCCGGTCAGATGGCAGTCGCGATGATGCAAAGCCCCGACGTAGTGCTTGATTCGGTCAAGGATGTCATGGCTATGGCATCTGGCGCGGCCATGAAATCTGGCATCGTGCGCGCGGTGTTGCCTATGTTTACGCAGTGGTCTACCATCGCCGCGGATATGGGTTGCACCTTGTACGTACCCGTCAATCCTTCCTCGTCCGACAAGGACGTGATTGAATTGATGGAAGAGGCTGCTAAGTCCAACTCCACCACTATGATCATGGCTATGGGCCAGAACCAGTGGAAATATCTCACCCGCGGAGGTGAAGGCCTGGAACGCCAGATGGGCGACTTCTCGACGTCGTTCAGCTCAGACGGTGTCATGGTGATCAACGGCCAACGCGGTGCTAGTGCGCGCGTCGGCCCGACCGTCACCGGCACCATTAGTGACGAAATGATTAGCGCGACAATTCGTCGTTCACTCAACGCTTCAATTTAATAGGATTTATCATAATGGCTACCGAAAACAAGTCCATCGTTTCCTCCTCTACCACTGCTGTCGGTGAGGAACTCTCTCTGACGAAAGCGAAAATCAAGTTCGTCTCTGTGAACTCGACATCGCAAGCTCTACCCACCGAAGCCGAAACCGTTCTGGTGCGTATCCACAGCACGATCATCGACCGTCTTGACGGCACGGTGGTCACCGAGGCAATCTGGCGGGATCAGATCAACCTGGAAGCCGTGATGAAGCGCGCGCAAAACAGCTCCGTGCGTGATATCTGCGCTAAGTTCTTTATCACCCGCGCGTGTGCTGATATCGTGTCCAAGCTGATCCCGTTGAATACGGTGAAGGCTGGCGACGCCGCGATTCTGCCAGGCGACCTCTTCGAAGGCATCGCCCGTGTCGTTTCTGACGTTAACGCTCAATTCGTCATCATGGAAGTACTGAATTCGTATCTCCAACGTGTGGGCGTGGTTACGAAACACGGCAAATTCACTATGCGTGTTTACAACGCGTTTACCCCGGTCACGACTGCTATGCTGGCTGCGGATATTGCAATGCAGGAGGTCGTTCGTACTATGGCGAACGTGAAGATTATCGACATTGGAACGAAGAAGTACACCCCGCGCACATTCGGAGAAGAGGTCGCCGAAGCGTTGTACCCTGTCGGCAAGGCGTTGCTGGAAGTGAATGAGCTCGGCGGCATCATGGATGACATCATCCGCGGGGTCCGCGCGAGTATCGACCCCCTCCACGAAGGCCTGACCGGCCAGGTGGAGTCGCACTGGGCTAATCACCCCGTGATCGCGGAACTCGCCACGAATTACGTCTTCGTGAACGCGGCGATCTCCTTGCCGAAGGGAACTTCGATTTCTCCGTCCAATGACGGCTGGAACCTGAGTAAGTGGGCGCCGATTGTACTCGCGGCGATGAAGACGAGCAAGCGCTATGCCATCGTTGGTAAGAACGAAGTCGTGCGCACTCTCGGACTGCGTAAGGTTCGCGATCTGATCGGCAAGCCTGTCAGCTACATCCTTTGGCGAAATGCCAAACCCGAAGCGGTCGCGCAGACCGTGTTTGCTTTCGAGGACACCCGTATCGCGGGCGCCGTGACCGTCTCCCCTACCAAGGAGCGCGTAGCTGAAGCCATCGCTGCGGCGTACGGCGATACCTCGCAACTCGGCACCGCGTT